CGGGGCTCAACGATTGAAGACGGGTCATCGGTCTGAGGCATCGTAAGATTCCTCAATAACCGAGTCCAACCATCGAGTTTTGTTCGCTTCTTCTTAGAGATTAATCTAGGAAGAAGAAACTCTTTGCGTTGGTACCGTCTGCTAGTCTTCGATCTGAAATACCTAGAGTTATACTCTATGGCATCGTCAGGCGAAGAAACGACTCTACATGGATAAGACGAGAAAACAGTCCCATACGGTACCTTACCGTAGGCTTGCTCAATCATCTTAAACATGAGGTCGCTACATTCCACATATTGAGCAGCAAATAGGGCATTTGCTGTTTCAATATATGAAACGTAGGCAGAACCGTCTGTCTTGCGTCCGCTCCAAAGCGTTCTCAATCGAATTGGTGTGACTTGAATGCCTTTAAAGGCATCCATACCACACGATTCTCTGAAGAACCCTTGGATACAGCACTTAGAAAAGTTGACTTTTAAGCCAAACATTTCAAGTGACTGAATGCTAAGCGTAGCCCATTCGTGGGGGACAATTATGTCATCCCCATAAACGAAAATACGCTTTCCCACATCTCGCCGTCTTAACTTTAGGTGGCGACTAATCGATGCGACAAGTAGAACCCAGAAGCATGCAGCCTCAACGGGAAAGCACAACGCTGACCCCATCGGTGCAAACTTCCGGAATTCAACAACTCTACCGTCAGGTAAGAGTGTCGCACTCGTTCTACATGCCTTTAGTGCTCGAAGAAGAGTCGGCGTTCTTTTGAACATTGACTCGACGAGTTCCAAAGACACGCGGTCCGATGCATCTTTCAGATCAATTGTAGCATATGCACCATCGATTGAACTCGACAGGGCTATGGTCCTATTGACTGATTGATCCAAGAAGTTGATCTGACCCTTAGTCACACGATGTGACTCAAGGTGAGAAACAATCTTCCGCCCAAGACCTTGCTGTATCCACTGGTATTCCAGTGGTTCGCAGGAAATGAGTCGCGGGCCTCGAGAATCCTTCGGGACAGGAATGACCTTAGCACGACCTTGATCAAGTCGTTCTAAAGCCATATACCATCCCTTACGGTCGACTAGTTCAGAGCCACCTCCAGCTACGAAATAATCGTAGTATGGAAACGTCTGATGAATTTGGTTATACAAGCGAGAGAATTCCCACTTGTCATCACCTCTTTCACCAGTCGCGACAGCGCCTGGACCGTGACGCGGAACAATATCTAAGGGATTAAATTCCTTAAATATGTCCTCAACGATAAAGGAAGCTACCTCTAGAATTCTAGAGGATTCCTCATCGTGAGACAAACCGAGAGTCTCATCTACGTGAACAAACTCATCAAGACTTGATGAAATTTGAGCCGTAGTAAATGGGACTTCAAGTTTGTACGCGAAAAACAGAACCTGTCGCAGGTGTTTAACCGCGAGAGGATCTGAGTCGTCCAAGATAGTGCCAGAAGCATCGAAAACCAAGTTAAAGTAGGCCTGCAAAAATGCGGGTATACTATGGTTCGAGTGGGATCGTAAGAACCCATCAGGAATCAAGAACTTGGCCGATGTCAATCCCTGGTCTAAGGCTTTACCAAGTTTTGGTAAAATCTTAGTAAGGAAAGACAACCCTTCATGTCGAGCGCGATGACGCAAAGTTTGCACATCGCGATCTAGTGAAGCTTTTGATGCTGCACTTAGTGGATCGCATCGGAGCAATTGCTCCAACAGGTCAACATAAAAGTCGACTTGGCTTTTCATGGGTTCCATAACTGGGACTCCAATCCAAGGTCAGTCTTCTGTCATGTAACCACTTTGCCGAATATTTTATATATCAGGCGCAGTAGTGTATAGGCAATTGACATTAGTTTGAAAACTACTGTCAAAAGCTTAGTAACTCGTCGGAGAGGTTCTTCGATATGTTTCATAAACAAATCGAAGTTAGGATAACGTGCGCGATATGCTTCTACAAGAAACATACCACGCGAGTTAGGCTTCACCTCTACCGAGTTGTGTGAGAGCGGTAATACCTGCCATCCCACTGCCGGTGAAACCACCGTCAGAGATGAGGTCTATCAAGTTAGCGACTAAGTCGTTAACTATGGTAGCGGTAATAACGCTTGCTTGAGGAATGCTCATTGTGAAATTAATCACAGCAGTCCTAGGCACATTTTCGGAATCCTGTACAGTTCGAGAGAATTGTACAAGATGACGATCGATCGCATTAACACCAGCGCCAGACTTGGAATGCTTTATAGAAAGCAAACCAGGTGCAGCATTAGTGGTTGCAACGTCACGTCTGACGGTGCCGTTTGCGTCTCGTGAAACGAGAGCATAGACAACGTCATCACCAGATGCGTCGTCCAGCGTTTGTGTGTCTGTAAATGACATACGACGGACTCCCTGTTGATTGAGCTAGCTAGCTAAGCTGATGAAGCATAGCAGCGAGCAAGGTTAGCTGAGAGGGTGACAATTCGCCTGGGTTCAGCAGTCCCAGGTCGAAAGAAAGACCAACATTCCGCTCATATCTCTTCGCCTCAATTGATCCCACAGCAAGCACAGAAGGGCTTGGATAGGGATTAGTCGAGTGTTCAACCTTATAAGTATAAGTATAGGACAACGAGTGAGTGACGAAATTAACGTCCCACCCCGGTCCTGGACTCAATCTTGTAAGATTGTCCAAATGGCGCGATATATGGAAAAACCAATCTACAACAAAGGAAAGTGGGATTGTCTTCCACACGGCCTTTACTGGATTGGCTAAACCAAGCGCCCCGAAGAGACCCCTCAAGAACCCCACTGTATCAGTAACGTGATCAAGTGTCTGCGTAACCCACGCAGTCGCCCTATAATCACATTTAAAACTGTTCAGTGAGATTATCCCTCCTAATCCATACCATCCGGACATCGTGCTCGAGATACTTGACAGATTATTAGGCTGCCAAATATCAGCGCGCGAAAATCCTAGACGTTGAGGTATACCGTATGTTCTACGGAAATACGCCATACGTTCTAGGACTTCGGATATAATGGATCCTAGCGTACCTAAATCAGAAAGTAGGTTATCCCAACCGAACTTCTTATTTAGATAGCCTCCGGAGATAGTCTTGGCGATAGACGCTTCAATTTTTGGAAGTAAATCCGTTAATTGAGTGAGCCCCTGGAGAAACTCAGTAAAACTGAGTTGCTCTGGGAACACATCCGAGAAGTAATTAAATGCTTCTTCGGAAAGCGCATCGACAACGGCCTGAGGGACGAGCGGTGTTACGTCCTGGTTGTACGGGTTATTTTGAAACCCCACTTTTCCCAAAAACGCATAGTCAAAGGGAATACGGGGCCGGTTACTAGTCGGAAAATGAGTATGAATTAACTCACTACCGTAGTACCAATCAAAATCCGAGATCGCGGGTATGTTCAGCGTAACAACTGTGTGAATACACGGTTGTACAGGGAATCTCCCCTTATAGGGACCAGTTTTTATGCGGCTGTGCAAATTGTCTGCAAAGACTTTCTGCACGGGAAAAGCCAGCACATCTGGTAAACCTAAGTTCAGATTCCTAAACTGATCATTTCTCCCTAGGCTGGATGTCCAGTCTAGATCGATAGCAGCTTCATGTACTGGATTCCAGTCATTGACGTTGCATCGAAAACGATCAAACGAAGACCAGGGCATAAGTTGACCTCCTTTAACACTGCGATCCATCAAATCACAGCATCATAAGGAAGACGGGGAAATCCCG